ATCTTGTCAAAAATCGTCATAATCTCTCAAAACAAACTGAATTGCATGAAAAAATCAGAAATGATGAGGACTATGATGACTGGGAATATGGAACTGAACCCACATATGGGAAAATCACGATGTAAAAATCACTATAAATACTTATAGTATTATAATATTTTAATGCCGATTCAAAGAGTCGATAAGAAATTTGTCGATGTTAGTTTCTCTTTTAAAAAACATCCTTTCACGAATGATATTCTCACTCTTCGTGACGAGAATGCTATTAAAAGATCAATTTTGAATCTAGTTTTTACAAATCAGGGTGAAAGATTTTTTAATCCCCTAATTGGAAGTAACATTAGAGACTATCTTTTTGGACTCGGAACAGATGAAACAATTATTGGACTCGAAGATACAATAAAACAAGTTTTGAAAAACTATGAACCAAGAATTGATGTTAAAAAAGTAGAGTCCGTATTTAGTGAAGAAAATAATTCTTGCGATGTGACAATTACATATAATATTCTTGGATCAGAAGTTGTTCCTCAAAATTTAAAGTTCATCCTCAAAGAGAATAAATCATAATGGCATTTACTCAGTACACAAATTTAGACTTCGATCAAATCAAACTGAGTATAAGAAATTATCTCAGAGCAAATAAAAGATTTACTGACTTCGACTTTGAAGGTTCAAATCTCTCTGTTCTGATTGATATTTTAGCATATAACACTTATATTAACTCATACAATGCCAACATGGCAGCGAATGAGTCTTTTCTTGAGACTGCAACATTAAGAGAAAACGTGGTATCTCTTGCAAGAAATATTGGATATATTCCAAGATCGAGAAGATCTGCAATTGCAACTGTTGACTTTGCTGTGAATCTAAGAGCAAATACTGATGCAGTTTCATTAACAGTTAAAGCAGGTTTAATTGCAACTGGTTCCGCCGAAAATAGTGCTGTTACTTTTTGCATTCCAGAAGATATTACTGCTCCAGTTAATGATGGAATTGCGTTCTTCGACAATGTTGAAATTTATGAGGGATCTTTTGTAAAGACTAACTTTATTGTAAATAATGATCAATCAAATCAAAAATTCATTTTACCTAACCCATACGTTGATACTGATACTTTAAGAGTTAAAGTGTATTTGAATAATCAAACTTCATCATATAGAGAATACAATAAAATAGATAATATTTTTAAAGCGACAAGTTCAAGTGAAATTTATTATCTTTATGAAGTTTCTGATGAAAAATATGAACTTGTTTTTGGTGATGGAACATTTGGTAGAAAGTTAAGTAATCAAAATAAGATTGAATGCACTTATATTGTCAGTGGTGCAACAAAAGGAAATGGAGTTCAGAAATTTACTTTTGCTGGAATTTTAGAAGATAATGAAGGTTCAAGAATTACTTCAGTAATTCCGGCAATTGTAACCGTTAACAAAGCTGAAAATGGTGACTTTATTGAAGACATTGAATCAATTAAAAAGTTTGCACCTAAAGTTTATTCATCTCAGTATAGAGCGGTAACAACACAAGATTATGAAGCTGTAGTATCAGAAATTTTCCCAAATACCGAATCAGTTATTGCAATTGGTGGAGAAGAGTTAACTCCCCCCCAGTATGGAAAAGTTTTAATTGCAGTTAAACCAAGAAGAGGATTTTTCTTATCAAACTTTACTAAAAAAGATCTTCAACAAAAACTTAAAACGTACTCTGTTGCAGGAATTGTTCCAGAGTTTATTGATCTCAAATTCTTGTTTGTGGAAGTATTCTCAAGTGTTTACTACAACCAAACTGTTACTTCAAATCAAAAACAAATTGAAGATAGGGTTGTAAAATCAATCACAAGATATGCAAAAACTTCCGATTTAAACAAATTTGGAGGTAGAGTTAAATATAGTAAACTTGTTAATGTTATTGATACTTCTGATAAATCAATAACTTCAAATATCACAAAACTTGTAATCTTTAGACAATTACAAACTCAAATTGGATTGGAAGCAAACTATGAGTTATGTTATGGAAATCAATTCCATGTTTATAAAGCTTCATACAATATAAAGTCTACAAAGTTTAAAATCCCTGGAGAGAGTTCATTTGTATATTTTGCAGATTTAAAAATAAATTCAACTAGAGGATCTCTTTTTATTTTTAAATTAGTAAAAAATCGTCCAGTCATTGTTTCGAGAAATGTTGGAAAAGTTAACTATACAACTGGAGAGATTTTAATAGATACAATTATTATCTCATCAACACAAAAACCAAATAACATCATTGAAATCGAAGCAATTCCAGAGTCCAATGATGTCATTGGACTATCAGATCTCTATGTCAGATTTGTGCTTAAGAGAAACAATATAGATATTATACCAGACTTAATAGATTCTGGAGCAAACACGTCAGGTACTAGATTTATTTCTAGTTCCAGCTATATCGATTCCAAAGAAACTCAATATATTAGAAAATAATAATGTCAGATAGATTTCCACAATCCATCAAGATTAGTCAAATTATTGAAAGTCAGATTCCAGAATATTTTTTAGAATCTGATCAAGGTTTAGTCGATTTTCTAAAACAGTATTATATTTCTCAAGAGTATCAAGGTGGCCCTATCAATATTCTTGAAAATATTGATGTGTATAACAGGCCTAATACTTTTACAAATGTAAATCTGATAGAGAACACAACTCTCTCTTCTAATATAACCGCTTTCAGTCAAACTATTGAAGTAGATTCAACTTTTGGCTGGCCAAAATCTTATGGATTGTTGAAAATTGATGATGAGATTATTACTTATACTGGAATCACATCAACATCCTTTACTGGATGCATTAGAGGATTTTGTGGCGTAGAAAGTTTAAATGAATATGGAGATCCAGACAGTTTTGTTTTCCTAGATACTGTTGCAAAAAAACATACCTCTGGATCTGAAGTTTTAAATCTAAGTAATCTTTTTCTTAGAAAGTTTTATGAATCTCTAAAGTACCAATATGCTCCAGGATTTGAAAATGTTGGTGTCAGTACTGAATTAGATACTCAAAATCTTTTCCAATACGCTAAGGATTTCTACCGTACAAAAGGAACTGAGAGATCATTCAAAATCTTATTTGACATACTATTTGGCGTAGAGGTTTCTTTTACAAAACCAGCTGATTTTCTATTTACTCCCTCAGATGGACAATGGGTTGAAAATCAATTTTTAATCGTTGAAGATTTGACGGGGGATATTCGTAAAATTCAAAAAGGTACAGAGTTTACTCAATTACCAAACTCTAATACTGATGGAGCTACTGCTGTTCTTTATTACTCTACAGATATTCCTGAAAGAGATAATAAATTTTTCAGTAAGATTGGATTTGATCGAGAAACAGTTCGTGGCGTCTTTTTTAATACTTCATATTCCAAGATTTTAGAACCTGTTAATGTAGGAGAAACAATTATTAGTTTAGATTCTACTGTTGGATTTCCAGAAACAGGATCTATTGCAATTAAAACTAATACTGGACTTCAGTATATTACATATACTTCAAAAACTTTAACTCAACTCATTGGATGCGTTGGACTTGGATCGACAACTACTATTGGACAGTCCATTGCAAAAGGAACAACAGTTTATGAAGATAATCTTTTAACTGGAGAAATTGATGGAAAACAAAATTATTTCGCTATAACAAATGTTTTATCTTCATTCAAAAATAATAAAACCAGATACTTATATCCTGGAGATAAAGTAAATATTAAATCATTTGGATATGAAAATAATTCTGATCCAATTTTTACATCCTGGATATACAATATAAAAAATACTTACAGGGTTAATGGTTATAAAATTCTTTCTTCAAGTCTAGTTGAGTTTGAACTTGATAATACAAAAAATTTAAAACTTAATGATAAAGTAGAAATTTATGTTAATAAAACTGTAATTGATACTGGTAGTGTTACTCTGGTTGGATCTAAAGTAAATATTACAGTTAACTCATCTTTAATTTCTGGATCCAATTCTAAAAACTTAAAATTAATTCGAATTCTATCAAAACCATCCAGTTTCATATATGATGGAGTAAATCAATATGTTTCTGGTGTTCAAAATACATATACAGATGAAAGTAGTGCCTTTGTTTCATCTTCAAGTTTGCCAAATAATGAGATAGACATTAAATCTGGACAAAAAACTTTTTCAAAATCTAATGTAAGCAATAAAACTCATTATGTTACTATATCATCTCATAATTTTTATAGTGGGCAATTAGTTTACTATAAAAAAGCATCTTCTGGAACTTCTATTCTTCCTTTTGATGAAGGTAGAGTTTATATTAAGAGAATAGATTCTGACAGGATTGCTTTTGCATATAACTTAGTAAATGTTGATGAAGGAAAAATTATTGAAATTGTTTCTGATGCAATAACTGCTCAAACTCATGAAATTTATCCAGAACCAACTTATGGCAAAAAATTAACATCTCAAAATTTACTAAAATCTTTTCCATTAGTTCCAAAGAGAAAAAATAACACCGCAGAAATTACTGATGTAAACACTAGTGTAGGATTGTTTGTAAATGGTGTTGAAATCATTCATGCTAGATCAAATAATTTTATTTCTTATGGAAAAGTAGAAAGTATTGAAGTCAAAAAAAGTTTAGACAATTTTGATGTTATTAATTCTCCAAAACTTTTAATAACCGACAACGTTGGATCTGGCGCTGAAGGGATAGTCCAACTATCTGGATCTATTAGTGAAGTTATTATTGAAAATGAAGGATTTAGATTTTTGGGTGAACCAGTTTCAGATATTATTGGCGGAAATGGATCTGGTGCAGTTTTGGAGACAAATGTAATTATTGATAATTCAGATTATGTGAAAACATTCAATAATGCAGGAATTAATACTGACTCTGATATAATTACGTTTTCAACAAAACACGACTTTATAAATGGAGATTCTGTAATCTATGATGAATTGGATCAAACGCCACCAGAAGTCATTAGAGTCGGTTTAGGCAGCACTGGAGAAACTATAACCACAGAATCAAACTTAAGTGATACTGAGATTTATTATGTTGGTGTTGTAAGTGAAAGATCAATTAAACTTTTCTATACTCAAAATGATGCCTTTGTTGGGCTCAATACTGTAGATTTTGTAAGTATTGGTGGAACTGGAAATCAATCTTTACGACTAAATGAAGTTATTACAAAAATTTCTAGTATTAATGTTGTTGACGGTGGTTCAAATTATCAAAATAGAAAAATTCATGTTTTATCTCAAACATACCCTCCACAAGATTATCTAGAAACAAATAATGTATTTTCCGGCATTAGTGTAGAAAATGATTATATTTTTGCAAAAAATCATGGATTTTCAACTGGGGACTTAGTTGAATATTCAATTCTTGGAACAGGAACTTCCATCTCTGGACTATCAACTTCATCTTCATACTATATTGTTAAAATTGATAAAAATAAATTTCATTTGACTAATGTTTCTATATCAACAAGTTTAGTAGTTAATTTAGATATAACTGGAATCTCTACAATTGTTACAAATGAAGTAACCACCAAATTTCTAGATCAGAATAAAATTATTAAATTTGATAGTGTTGGTGTTGGTACTCATGTATTTAAATATCCAGATATTAGAGTAAGAACTCAAGGGTTTACCTCTATTGGATATACTTCAGTGTATCAAAAAGCAATATGCTTAGGTAAAATTGATAACGTATATCTAACAAAGGGTGGATCTTCATATGGATCTGAAGATACTTTAAATTATGAAAGAGATCCTAAAGTAACTGTTACCACTGGAAGTGGTGGAGTAATTAAACCAATTGTTTCTGAAGAGGGAAAAATAGTAGACATTATTATCCAAAATAAAGGGCGTAATTATGTCACCCCTCCAAATTTAATTGTAGAGGGTTCTGGAGTTGATGCTCAGCTAACTGCAAATATCGTTGATGAAAAAATAAGTAGTGTCAATATTATTAATGCTGGAACTGGATATAGTTCCTACAATACTACAGTAAGAGTAGTAAGCGTTGGATCCTCGATTGGAGTATCTTTGAAACCAAATATTCAAAAATGGTTTGTAGATAATTTTGAATTTCATAAGTCAAATTATACCAATAACAATGAAGGAGCTATAATCCCAACAGGGAATGATAATTATGGGAATAGATATATTAATTTTACTTTAAATAGAGATCTCAGATATAAACTTGGAGATAATATAACAAATAATTTTGAAGAGAATCTCACTAATCACTCACCAATAGTTGGTTGGGCTTATGATGGTAATCCAATATATGGCCCATATGGTTATACATCTTCAACTGACATTACATCAGTCAAAAGACTTGAATCTGGATATAAGAAAATTACAAAATCAAATAGGCCTTCTACTGTGACATATCCTTTAGGTTTCTTCTATGATGATTATATTTTCACCAATACAGGAGATTTGGATGAAAATAATGGAAGATTCTGTGTAACTCCAGAATTTCCAAATGGGTCATATGCATATTTTTCAACATTATCAGATACATTTGGATTTGGATCTTTTAATAATAATAAACTTCCAGAATTTCCTTATGTTGTTGGAAAATCTTTTAATAATTCAATTGATTTAAATAATCTTAGAAATTTTTATTCTGAGTCTGATTTAGATTCTCCGAATACCAATTTATCTAAAAATGTCTCTCCATATAATCTCAATTCATATGAATTTTTAGATTTGAATTTTATACCTAAAGATAATATTTTTGAAATTAAGAGTATTTTCAAAAAAAATAATATTATTGATGATATTAAAATTGTTAATCCAGGATCAAATTATAAGGTTGGAGATACTTTAGTATTTGATAATTTTAAAACTGGTGGAGATGGTGCTCAAGCTTTTGTCAACTCTATTGTTGGTAAGGGTGTAACTTCCGTCAATATTACCACAAAAACATTTAAAAATGTCAAATTGGAGTATAATCCACCTATCATAACTGGATTCACTACGATTCCACATGATTTTGAGAATGGTGATATCATAAGTATTCAAAATGTTAGATCTGATGACTCCGAACCCGAAAATGATACCACAGACTCTAAGTTCTTCAAAAATATTTTAGGAATAAGAACTTTATCTATTTCTACAGCAACTTCAGGACTTTCTACGGACATACCAAGTTATTCAACCACTGACGCTGCAGGATTTACAACTTTCATTGGATTAAATGAGAAAGTTGATTTAGTGGAAAAATTCCAGATTGATGGTATTGTCGGTATAAAATCCGAGTATATGAAAATTTTGAATATCGATGATTTAAATAATCGACTGAGAGTTTTAAGAGGATATAATCCAGAAAATCCAAATAATCCATCTTTGTCAGGAATAGCTTATACAACGGGAGACATACTAGAAGTAAAAACGAATAAGTTTAAATTTACAGTTCCTCTCCTTAGAGGTACAAAAGCTCCACTATTAACGAAATCTTTCTACTTCGATCCCACAACTTCAGTTGGATTGGGCACTACTGGATCATATTTAAGTTATGAAGTTGGCATTGGTAGCACATTAAATCAATCAATCAGATTTGTAGATACTCAAAGAATATATGTTAAGGATCATGGGTTAAAAACTGGAGATAAGTTATTATATTCTCCTGGAGTTGGAATAGCTTTATCATTCTCAACAAATTCCAATTTAACAAATTCTGTATCTTTGGGAAGCACAGTTTTTGCTGTTTTCAAAGGTAAAGATTTTATTGGATTATCAACTAATAGAGTTGGGTTGGGAGGAACAACAAATACTGGAGTTTACTTTACTGGAATTGGATCAGGAACTTCACATGTATTAACTACAGACTTTGGCGAAACACTTCTTTGTGATCTCATTAGACAATACGCTACTGTTTCTGTGGGAGAAACACATGGGCTTTCTAAAGGAGATTCTGTTACATTATCTGTAATTCCAAATGAAATAATAACTCAAAAACTAGTATATAATGAAACAATTGGCAAATTGTGTGTTGGAGTTGCAACAGTTTTATCTTCCGAAATTGGAATTGGAACAACATCATCATCGTTTGCAATTTCAAATCATGGATTATATAATGGTGATAGAATTTTCTACCAATCTTCAGATCCTGCTTTACCACTAAAAAATAACGAACAATATTATGTTATTAAAGTAGATGATAACATCATCAGATTATCGGAAAATGAATATGATGTAAAATATGATTATTCATATGTAGAATTAACTTCTGCTGGATCAGGAATTCATACTTTATCTCCTATTAATCCACAAATAAAAATTGTTAAAGGAAATACTTTAAGACTTAATCTGTCAGACACTTCATTAAAAAACTTTGATTTAGTATTATTCTACGATAATCAATTCTTGAATCAATTTGTTGGAACTGGAACTTATTTTTCTTCAAGTTCGTTTGAAAGTAGTTTATCTGGAACTCCAGGTTTTAGTGACTCATATTTTGAGATATACACAAAATATAGAGTTCCAAAAAATTTATTTTATAGTTTAAAACTTAAAAATATTGATTCTCCCACAAATTCCACAAAATTAAAATTTAATATTGACAATTCGGTTTCAAATTATTCAAAAATAAGAGTTGTTAATAGTAAGTTCAACGTTAGTGGAACTGCTTTTGATATTTTTGATGATAAAAATTTCTATTTGCAATTATATCCAACAGATATTAAAGAACCAACTGGATATGGTATAACTAATACCAATAGTATGAGTTATACTACAACTTCTACTACTGCTAGTGGTAACATCAATTCAATAAAAATAGAGTTTGGTGGATTTGGATATGAATCAATTCCTTCAATTGAAGACGTTGTAAGTGATCAAGGAATTGGGGCTCAGTTACTAACTTCATCCAATAATATAGGAAGATCTAATAGACACATAGTTTTTAGATCAACCTATTCAATTCCTTCAGATTTTACAATTAATCCAAAGTTAGAGTTTCCAATTAGTCTAAAAATAGAAGATAATTATACAATTAAAGGAGTATCTGTAAACAAAAAATATAGAGGAAAAAATTACTTAGAACCTCCAACTATTATTGCATTGGACAATGCTAATCAAATCATCAACAATTTAATTTTTGAAGCAACTGTTGACTCTGGACATATATCAAATGTTTCAATTATTCAAAATGCTACAGGGTTGAAAAATGACATTAAACTTGTATCTACAAACAATTCAAATGGGTATGACATTGATACCGTATCTTTCAATACTTCTACCAAAATTGTAACTTTAACTTTAAATACTAATTTACCAACTAATAAATTTGTATTTAATACTGGACAAAAAATATTTGTTGAAGGACTTACTTCATATTCTGGAATATTAACTACTAGTGGATACAACTCTTCAGATCATAGTTATGAACTATTTGAGATAGTCGGAGTAAATACATCATCAAGAACAATTTCATATCAAATAGATAGTGATTCTCCAGGTAACATTGATGAGGAAAATTCTTCTGGATATGTAATTCTGGAATCGGATTTGGTAATCCTAACTCCTAGATTTGTAAGAGGTAATTTTAAAAATGATGAAAATGTTATAGTCACAAAACCTGATAATTCTCAAACAATTTTTAGAGTTGCATCGGTTAATGGATGGGATGGAAAAACGTTAAAACTTTTCTACAAAAATAAAAATACTCAGACAACTATTGATATAAATGATAAGGTAGAAGGTGTTATTTCCAAACAAAAGGGAACTGTCAATGATGTAAATATATCAACAGCTGATGCTGTCGTATCGCCATTTTATAATGCTCCAATTGGATGGGAAAAAGAAAATGGAAAGTTAAATGTATCCAACCAAAAGATACAAGATAGTGACTATTATCAAAAACTTTCTTATGATATTAAATCAACTTTAAGCCCAAGTCTTTGGAAAGAAACTGTCGATTCTTTAAATCATGTTGCAGGGCAAAAATCTTTTGCTAGCTCCATAATCATATCGGAACCATCGTAAAAAATGTCAAAACTAAATCTTATTCCAACAGTACCTTTAGATTCTAACGGAGAAGCCTTAGCTCCTAGATCTAGAAGGGAATATACAGAAGAAATTAGTTTTTATACTAAACCAAATTTTGCCTATGTAAATGAAAAAGTAATTAACTTAGGTAATGAAACTAAAACTAGTGTTGAAATTAATTTCTTTGGTAAAAATTTGACAAACTATGTTGAATTTAATACTAACTTAGTTTTAAACGTTGATGACATTTCCGATCAATTTGTTGGTGTTACAAGTGAATTTTATGGAGATTCTATAATAGGTGTTTCTACTTTTTCTTTAAAAAATTTAAATAAATCATTATTTAAATGTCAGGTAAACGTTAGTGATATTGAGTCTGAAACCTCAGAAGATTTGGAGATATTAAAAGTTAATCATGACTTTGCGACTGCAGAAGAATTATTATATGAATATGATTCCACTCCAATTAACATAGTTTCAACAAACATAGTTGGAGTTGGAACAACAACTATTTTACCTTCAAAGGTATATGCAATTAGAGAATCTTCAAGTCGTTTTAAAATTTCTGGATCTGAGGAGAATGCTCTTTCTGGTATAGCTTTAACTTTTTCTTCAGTTGGAGCAGGAACCACGCATTATCTTTATACAACAAACGCAAATACTAGATCAATAATAGTCATCGATGGAATAATTCAATCTCCACTATACAGAAAAACAGACACTGTTGGACTTGGAACTACTTCTATTGGTATATCTACTACAATAATTGATATTACAGGAATATCTTCAGTTACAACTTCAGATTTTATTTTGTTGGGTGATGAATATTTACAGATAACAGGAGTATCTACATCAACTTCAACTGTTACTGTAAATAGAGGTTCTATGGGGACAGTTGCAGCTGCTCACACTAACGGAGACTCAATTAAACTTTATACTGGCAATTATAATATCAAAAAAGATAATATTTATTTCAGTTCCCCACCATTTGAAGGATCATCTTTCCAGGGTAGAGTTTTCTATAAAAAATTATATGATACTAATATTGTATTTGATGATGTATCAAACAATTTTACTGGCGTAGGCAAAACTTTCACGGTTAAAAATGAATTTACAAATATTGGAATCACAACTTCAAATACCACTGGTATTCCATATGGTGTTTTGTTGATAAACAACATTTTCCAAAAACCTGGAGTTGATTATGATTTAATTAGCAACTCAGGAGTTACAACTGTAACTTTTACAGGAAGCACAAAAGAAGATTTGCCAAAATCTGGTAAAATTTTATCTTATGACTTTTATAGTGGATCTGGATATCAACCTTTAGTTTCTGCAGCAGCTACAGTATCTGTGAGTGCTGCTGGAACGATAACAAATGTATACCTGACTGGCAATGGTTCTGGATACTTAACCACTCCAAAAGTTAGTATCTATTCAACCATTGGATCTGGTGCAACAATTACAGCTCTAGTTGGAACTGGATCTTCAGTTGGATTTATTACTGGATTTACAATTACAAATGCTGGAATTGGATACACATCTACAAGTCTACCAGTGATTATAGTTGATGAACCTTATGGATATAAAAATTTATCATTGATTTATAAGTCAGGATCTGGCATTGGAACTCAAGCTACTGTGGATTTAGTAGTCGGAACTGGTGGATCAATAACATCTGTCAATGTTAGAAATACTGGAATAGGATACTCTTTTGGAGATGTTTTAACTGTAAGTGGTATTGGTACAGTATCTGGATACTCACCATTTACACTAACAGTAAAAGACACCCAAAAAGATAAGTTTTCTTTTTGGACATTTGGAAAACTTTTAAGATTAAAAATTACTGAGTCTCCAAATGGATCTTTAAAAACTTTTCAATTACTTAACTTTGAAAACGATTTGACAATTAATTTTGAAAATAACTCTTTTGATGCAAGATTTAATATTGAGGCAAACTTACTAGTTTTTATTGATGATGTTCTACAACCAAAAGACAAATATAATTTGAATGGAAATAATTTGATTTTAAATGATCCTCCAGCTAATGGCAGTTCCATATCAGCTTTCATTTATGTTGCGTCTGATGACGATTCTGCAGAAACTCTTGTAGATGAAACAATTAAAATTGGCGACTCTGTAGAAATTGAAAATCAAGAAAAAAGAATCATAACAAAAATACCGACTAGAACTTCTGCAAGAACTTCAAATTACATTGGAATAGGGATTGATGATAATTTAGATAACTTAAGGCTTTTGGATTGGACTAAACAAACCAGAGACTTGCAAATAAGGGGGGTTAATTTTTACAAGACAAGAAACTCATATTCGCCACAGATTAGGCCTGGATCCAGACTAATAGCTGGAATAGGATCTACAACACAATCAATTTATGTCGAAAATAGTTATCTCTTTGATTATGATGGGATTAGTGAACGAGAAACTAGTGTTGAAGTCATAGAAGATTCTACAGTATCAAAAGCTGAAGCACAAGCTATTGTTTCTGTAGCTGGAACAGTTTCTTCAATATCTGTAACTAACGGAGGATCTGGATATTCTCAAACAAATCCACCTGGGGTTGTTATTACAACAAAACAAATTTTAAAGAGTGCAATTGGTAAAAACTGGACATTGATCGATGAAGATTCTTCAATTCTCTATAATTCAAGTTTTTCTAATGAAACTACAACTGTATCAGTGGGAAGTTCTTTATCAGTAAGATATTCATATAATTTATCTGGATTCTACTTCACAACTATTGGAACTGGAACTACAGTATTAAATTCAGTATCATTTGGTGATGGTGTTTGGGTTGCAGTGGGAAATAGTGGATTTATATCAACTTCCACAAGTTTAACTTCTTGGAATAGTGTTGGAATATCGAGTATTGTTCAAGATTCTTTACCAGAAGAAATAACTTCGATATCATTTACAGGCAACTTTAATGATATTGCATATTCAGAGTCTGAAGGTAGATTTGCAATTGTTTCCGATCAAGGAAAAATATTTTCCTATGATGTCACAAATGAGGAGTTAACCTCTAGATATGGAGACAATGCAATTCTTAGAAGTTCTGGAACTTCTCAAAATCTTAATTCTGTAATTTTTGATCAAGTTTATGATATCGGAGAAAATCAAATAAAACCCCAGTATGTAGCTGTAGGAAATTCAGCAACTATTTTAGTATCAGCTTCTTCTATTAATAATGAACTAGTTGGAACCCCTGGAGTGGTATGGCAAGTCAAAATGTCTGATGCAGTTTCAACTACAGGATTATCAAGTGAAAAACTTAATGATATAGCTTATACTGGCATAAACACTCTTCCATTCATTGTTGTTGGAAATAATGGATTGGTAGTCAAGTTTCCAAATAATAGATTTGATCCAGGTAATTTTACCATAGTTTCTTCTTTTACAACTGATAATTTGAATTCAGTGATTTATGATCCTGAAAGTGAAAGAGTAATAGTAGTAGGTGCTTCTGGAACAGCCTATGGATCATATAGATCAACTTCTTTTAACACTTGGGAAAAGATTAGTATTGGATCTACCAACTTCAATGATATTGTTTACTCCGAATCTAATAGAAAATATCTGGTTGTTGGTGATGGTAAGTCATATACAAGTTCATATGAAAAAGTTGGCGCTGCAGCAACAGCAGTTGTTTCAACTGCTGGAACTGTAACTTCCATTGTCATTTCTGAAGGAGGTTTATTCTATGATACTTCATCTACAAATAAACCATCAGTTATTATAGCTTCACCACCATTAACTAGAGAAAGATTTAATTCATGTAAAATTAAAGGAGATTATGGAGTTGTTGTGGGGGTTTCAACTGTTTCTGGTATATCAACATCAACTCCAGCTGTTAAATTTGAAATAAAAGTAGATCCAGTTTTATCTTTGGTGGAGTCCGAAATAGAAACAGGAGACTATTTTGCAACATATCAAACAAATATTGGTTCTGGAATTATAGCAATAACTTCAAATGGATCTGTTGTAGGTGTAGCTACAACCTTCATTGATTGTGTTTACAGAGCAGATCAAGTCACAAAAAGTGCAACTGGAATTGTCACTGTAATTAGTAATGTTTCCTCAGTGAGTGGAATTTTGACAATTCCATCAAGATATGAATATGGAATTTATTCTTGGGGCAAGATATATGATTTTGATGCAAGAGAATCTCCATCTTCTTTTGCAGCAAAAGTTTCAAATGGATCTGCTGGATTATCAACATCAGCAAAAGTTGTACGAGTAACATCTATTGGATCCACAACGTTACCAAGAAATGCTTGATTTTATACTTATAAATAACTAAAAAAACGTAAAAATGTCAGCGATTATTACTGATCAGTTTAGAATATTTAATGCATCAACATTTTTAACAAATTTTGTTGGAGTTGGCGAGACAAACATATTATATACTTTTATTGGATTGTCAAACTCAACTAATCCTGAAAGTGGAGGATTGTCTAATTGGGATGCAAATACTCCTACCCCTATTGATAATTTTGAAGAGGAGAATACATATAGGCCTACAATAGTTTCATTAAAAAGAATTAATGAGTCTGATAGTATAAGAGTTATAAAAAAAGTAAAGTGGGAAGCTGGACGTACATATGAAATGTACAAACCAGATTATGATATCAATAATCCAAGTCCTGTTACTGACTCAACAAGTTTGTATGATGCTCACTATGTTGTGGTAAATTCAAATTATAGGGTTTACTTATGTCTCAATAATGGGGAAAATCCAAGTAATCCAAATGGACAACCATCAGTTGACGAACCAGATTTCGTTGACATTGAACCTAGGACTGCGGGATCAAGTGGAGATGGATATATTTGGAAATATCTTTATACTTTAACTCCACAACAAATAATTAGGTTTGATTCAATCAATTATATACCAGTACCCTCAAATTGGGGTGAAGAGGGAGAATCAAAAGATATCAAAGATAATGCTGTTGATGGAGAAATTAAAATTGTAAATATAAAGTCGTCAGGAGTTGGATATTCTCCTAATACTACTTGGACAAACGTACCGATTTTAGGAGATGGTGAAGGAGCAACTGCAACAATACTTGTTGGAGCAGATGGAAAGATTTCTAATGTAGAAGTAACTAACGGTGGAGTAGATTATACTAAAGGAACTCTAAATTTTTATCCAGCCGGCCCTGGAACTCAAGTTGGAGGGCCTTTAGAAGGACTAACAAATACTGGGGTTGGTGATACTGCTATTGCTAATTTTGAAGTTATCATTCCACCTAAAGGTGGGCATGGATATGACATTTATCGTGAACTGGGAGCATATCGAATAATGGTGTTTTCATCTTTTGAAAACTCCGTTGATAATCCAGATTTCTTAACAGGAAACACTTTTGCTAGAATTGGAATTATTAAAAATCCAACAACGTATGGATCAAAAACCGAAATTCAAAATCAAGCGGTGTTAAGTGGTGTTGGCGCAATTAAGTTTGTAGGATCAGGAACAACTTTAACATCATATACTGCAGATAGTTTGGTTTATCAATCTGTTGGAGTTGGATCAACAGCATATGGATATGTTGTTTCTTATGATGAAGTTACTGGAATATTAAAATACTACCAACCAGTTGGACTTGCAACGGCTGGATATGGATTTAAAATTCATAAATTCACTTCTTCTCCAGCAACAGGTGGAAGTCTAACTATTGAAGGGGCAAGCGTTGGATCGGATTTAGATATTGCAAGCACATTTACTGGTGTTTCTACTTCAATAAATAATGTAAATTATAACTTAGGACTTTCCTTTACAAATGGGATTGCTCCTCCTGAATTCAATCCCCTTTCTGGTGATATCATTTATGTGGATCATAGAGCGAGCATTACCAGATCATCAACTCAAACTGAAGATATCAGAATAATCGTAGAGTTCTAAAACCATGCCACAAAAAACTAATCTAAACGTTTCTCCGTATTTTGACGACTTCGATCCAAAGAAGAACTATAAGAGGGTTCTTTTTAAACCAGGAACTACAGTTCAGGCTAGAGAACTAACTACTTTACAATCAAGTTTACAAAATCAGATTGAGAGTTTTGGTGATCACTTTTTTAACAATGGCGATAAAGTTATCCCAGGCAACTTAGCTTTTATTGCTAGTTATGATGCTGTTTTGATTGATCCAACTTTTAGAGGTTTAGATGTTTCTGATTATGGTTCATCATTAATTGGAAGAAAAATTACAGGGAAAAGATCTGGAGTTACGGCTAAAGTTAGAAATTATATTACAGCTGAAAAATCTTCTTTGGGATTTGATACGCTTTACATTAAATACATTTCTGCATCTAAAGTAGATAATACTACAAAAGAATTTTTAGAGGATGAAGATTTAATTCTTTCCTCTGGTAAGGCTATAAAAGTCGGAAATAATACAATCAAATTAAATTCTTCTTTTGCAAATACAACTACCGTTGATGCAAGTAGAAGTGGATCTGCTGCAACAATTGATGAGGGAGTCTATTTTATTAGAGGATTCTTTGTAAATGTTAAGAAACAAACAATCATTCTCGATCAGTATAGCAATACTCCAACATATCGAATTGGATTTTTAGTTGATGAACAAATTGTAACTGCATATGATGATCCCACTTTATTTGATAATGCCAAGGGATATTCAAACTTTTCAGCTCCTGGAGCGGACAGATTACAAATATCAGTCACATTAATTAAGAAACCAATTGATGATTTCAATGATGATAATTTCATTGAACTTTTAAGAGTTGTAAATGGACAAGTTCAATCACTGAAAGATAAAAGAGATGATGAGAATGAACTAAGAGAAGAACTTGCAAGAAGAACATACGATGAATCTGGAGACTATACAATTACCCCCTTCAGAGTTTCTGTAAGAAATACGGTAGATGATTACATCAGTAATAATGGATTGTATGATGAGGGAGAAATTACCAGTAATGGAAACACAGCATCTGATGATCTCTTTACACTAAGAGTTAGCCCAGGTAAAGCTTACGTCAGAGGTTTTGAAATTGAGAAAAAAATTGATACTTACATTGATGCTAAAAAGCCAAGAACAATAAAAACAGTAAACAATACTAACTATACCTTCAAGATGGGTAATAAGTTAGTTGTTAATAATGTATATGGAACTCCGATTGTTGGACTTGGAACCACTGCATATGTAAGTTTACGAAATAAGAGAAATGCAACTGCAGGAATTTCAACAGGAATTGAAATAGGACAAGCAAGATTATATGACTTTAAAATCAATATCGATGAAGGATCTCATAAGAACAAATCCACAAAGTATGAAACTTATTTCATAGATGTTCATACATATACAGTATTAGAACTTGGTGGAATACCAAAAACTAATGGATTAAAAGAATTAAAAGTTCCATGTAAAGTTGAAGGATCAAGTAGTGGTGCAAGAGGATACCTTGCATTTGACGCAACAACTACCACTATTAGTTTGTCAGATGTAAGTGGAACTTTTATTAAAGGAGAAAAATTAATATTTGATGAATCTACCAGCGGTAATATTGACTCCGATAAATCAGCATTCGTAAAAAATGTTACTGATTATAGAATCGGAGATGTTCATTCAATAGAAGCTTATGGATCTTCTGGAGTAATATTTACAGCAGATACTCTTCTTGATGTATCTTCAACTTTGGATGTAGCTGGAGCAAAATATAGTTTCAGTGCGGCAAGTAGTGGAATATCTACTGTAACTAGCACGAAGTTTAGATTTTCTGAAGATAAAATTAGGATTGGAGATATTATTACTTATGATAAAGAAACTGACACATTACCAACTTTTAATGAAGTAAAAACAATAAGTGATGATGGATCAACAATTACTATACAAGCAGTTTCCAGTGTTTCTGATGTTTGTGTAGGATCTTTACCAGCGTCAGCAACTTCTGCAAATGATCTTAGAGTTTTAAGATCTACAATTAGAGATCGTAAATTATCAGATCTCTTAGCTCCTTTACCTAAGAATTTTATATCAAATGTAGATTTGTCTGAAGCTCAGTTGACAGTCAGAAAACAATATAATGTTACCGTAAACGGGGCTGGATCTTGTTCCGCTACAGAATCTGATCCTAATTTATTTTTTGAACCATTTGAAGCTCCAGAAGATTACATGTTATTTGATGCAAGTTCTGGTGGCAACATCGAAACTATAACTTCTAAAAAAATTACAGTTTCTGAAGACGCTAAAACTGTAACTATATCTGGTATTACATCTGTAACTGGTGTAGCAAAACTGACAGCTACTTTAAAGAAAAACAATGTTGTCTCTAAAAAGTTAAATCTCAAAAAATGTGAAACTCTCACTATTAATGGAACAGTTAAGAAATCTAGCTCAAATGGATTAACATCCAAAACAGCATTTGGCACTAGAGTTGAAGATGATACATTATCTTTAAATTATCCAGATGTTCTAAGAGTTCATTCAATTTTTGAGTCTGCAGATAACAGTAACCCAGTTTTACCTAATATTACTTTGACTCAAATATCAGGAAATCTTACTGGATTGAGTGTTGGTGAAGTAATTTATGGAAATACAAGTACGTGTAGAGGTTTAGTCGTAAGTGTAACTGGATCAAACCAAGTCAATTTTGTTCTTCAAAATAATAAGTCATTTACTGTAGGAGAAACTGTAACATTCAAAACAAGTAGAATTGTCGGTAATGTTGCTTCATTTAGTTCTGGAAGTAAAGATATTAGAAATAACTATGGGTTTGATAATGGACAAAAAGATGACTATTGTGACTTTTCTAGATTAACTAGAAAAGATAAACAATCCACTCCAAAAGGTAGATTAACTATTGTTTATGATAGATATGAAATTGATCAAAATCAAGTTGGCGATTTTATAACTGTAAATAGTTATTCTCCAGATGACTATTCAGAAAATCTACCGACAATTAAAAAGTATAAAGCTAGTGATTGGTTAGACTTCAGGCCTAGAGTTGCTCCTTTTAGTGGACAAATATACTCTCCATTCCAATTTGAGTCAAGAGACTTTAGTGGTTCTCAAGCTACAATTCCAAATATTTTAGTTACAAATAAAAATATACTTTTATCATATTCATATTATCTGGGAAGAGTTGATAAACTTTCTCTGAATAAACAAGGAGAATTTGAGTTAAAAATTGGTGAACCAGCTGAAATTTTACTAGAACCGCCGGGCAATAAAGGTGAAATGGAAATTGCTTCCATTTATCTACCACCATATCTCTTTAGTTCTTCTGATGCAAGAGTTACTTTCCCATCGTATAGAAGATATACGATGGAAGATATTGGTAGATTGGAAGATAGAATTAAAAATTTAGAATATTATACTCAGTTATCACTCTTAGAAATTGATACTGCTTCTCTTGTCATCAAAGATGAAGTTACTGGATTAGACAGATTTAAGTGTGGTTTCTTTGTAGATAACTTTAAGTCTCACGCAGCACACGATTTAAAAGGATTTAAAGCTTCTATTGATATGGAGCAAGGACTTTTAAGGCCTTCTCACCATACAACTGGAGTTGATCTATTTTTAGGTGGAGATATTATTCTTGATCCAAATGAAGATCAAAAACACAAAGATGGACTTATTAGCCCAAACATCAGAAAAACTGGAGATCTAGTTACTTTAGATTATACTGTTGTAGACGGACTAGAATCAAAATTTGCAACTAGATCAATATCTGTAAATCCATTTGATGTTGAAAACTGGATTGGTAGAATTGAACTAAATCCATTCTCAGATTGTTGGATAGAAGAAAAACAAGTTTCAGCCGATGAGTCAGATCTTAAGGCAGATTATAGTGTTTTAGTTGATATTTTTCAAGATGATCCAGATCCAGGATTTGTTCCAATTGATTGGAAATCTTGGGTAATTTACCATACTGGTATACCAAATGAATTAAAAACTAAGAGTAATAAAGATGTTAATAATATTACCTTAGGTTCTCAAATTGAAGCTGTAGAAAGCCCAGTCTCGGCAGCAGACTTAGATGTATACGATGCCAATGCAACAGATACTATTGATGGCGTCCAATATAACAATGTTCCAAGTAAGTATGACACTAAAGTTGCCAACAAACTTATAAATGAAAGTGTCATCAAATATATGAGAAGTAGAAATGTTGAATTTGATGCTACTAGATTAAAACCATTTACACAGTTTTATGCTTTTTTCAGTGGAAAAAATATTACAAAATATTGTCTTCCAAAATTAGTTGAAGTTCAAATGATTTCTGGAACTTTCAAGATGGGAGAAACAATCTATGGAGAAGCAAAAGATGATGAGAAAGATAAGATCAAAGTTAATGATGCATCACTTAAATGCAGACTTGCAGATCCAAGACATAAAGAAGGGCCTTACTACAAACCAACATTAAAATATACAAAAAATCCATATAACACTACACAAACATTACCAGGTAAGTATAGCACAAATACAACCATTTTGAATATTGATACTGGATCTCTAGGATTAGCTTCAGAAACAAGATTCAGTGGCTGGATTGAAAAGGGTATGGTTTTATATGGAGAGTCTTCAAAAGCAAAATGTAAAGTTACTAACGTTCGACTTATTAGTGATGTGATGGGTGGATTAATAGGATCTTTCTTCATACCAAAGTATGAAAGAAAGTCAGGTAATCCAAGATTCACTGTAGGAACCAAATCTTTTAGACTTTCAACAAGTAGCAAAAATGCAGACACTGATACAAAAGCAGTAAAATCAATTGCTGAAGCTTTGTTTGAATCTAGAGGTGTAGTTGATTCTTATGCTGATGGAGTGTTTAGTATAAGAGGTTCAATTTTCTCCAAGACTAGTATTACTGATGGTACAATCACTGCATCAGATGATATTAAGGATGATTTAACTGGAAACGTTGAAAAAATTCTTACAAAACAACCAGAACCTTTAGGGCAAACCTTTAAAATTGATAAAGAGAACGGAGTATTTTTAAGATCAGTTGAATTATTCTTCAAATCAAAACCATTACCAGCAGATACTGCAAAACAAAAGAAAGCTGATGATGATGAAGATGATGATGCATTAACTCCAATAACCGTCTCCCTTAGATATCTTAGTGGAGGCAAACCTGGAAAGAAAGTTGTTCCATTCTCTGAAGTTACAAAAATTCCAAGTCAAGTCAAGGTTTCAAACAATGCATCAGATGCGACTACATTTACTTTCCAATCCCCAGTTTACTTAGAAGGAAATGGGAAACAATATGCTTTAGTTTTAAGTACATCTGATGATTCTTATGATGTGTGGATTTCTAGACATGGTGAAGATGATGTAACTAAGTCTGGAGTTAATAAGGTTGTAGGTTCAAAACAACCACTAATTATGAATTTATATCGAGCAAAACTCGGTGGTGCTTGGACTTCAAGCACAAATGAAGACTTGAAATTTAAATTTAATTATTGTAAATTCAAAACACCAGGAACTGTAAAGTTATATAATTCTCAATTGGATTATGATAATTATGGAATTGTAGTTTTGAAGAAAAATCCATTACTTTTCTTGTCTAGACAATCTTTATTTGAATTTAAAGAACCAATTGTAAATGCAGGTATTTTGACTTCTGGAGTTTCCATTAAACAAGACAACACTGGTGCTACTGGAAAAATTGTTATTACTAGTGGTTCTGTCGGTGTAGGGACAACTTCATTAATTTACAACAATGCTGGTATTGGATTAACGCCAGTGTCTGGAGTTGCAACTTATACAAGTGTATCTTTTGTTTCTATTCCAGATTATGAGAGAGGACTACCTCTAAGTAAATTGGGCAAGGGACTTGTTGGGGATATTACAGTAACTGATGGAACAGTAACTGGAGTAAATGTATCTTCTGGAGGAACATCTTACAATGCTGGAGACGTTGTATTAGCAAATATTGGTGTGAGTGACAATGTAACATTTACTGTTGGAATTGTTTCTGCAATCAATGCAATGGTTGTTGAAGATATTCAAGGTAACTTTAGTCAAAATGATTACCTCAAAGTAGTTTATTCTGATGGAAGCACTGTTGGATTTGGAACTACAAATGGAATGTCTTCAGATCCAGATGATGAAACTGAAAGAATTAGACAAGGTGTATTCTTTAAGGTGTATCAACCCAATCATGGAATGCATTCCAGAAATAACAAAGTTGAACTAAATCATGTATCAAGTGATGGCTCTGCAGTTAAATTGACTCAAAAGATTGCAGACGAGTCTTTAAATCCAGTCTATGTTGAAAATGTTAGCATATTTACTACGTTTGAAAATGTTGGAGTTTCTAGCACAAACCCAGGATACTTTAAAGTTGGTAACGAGATTATTAAGTACACTGAATGTAACTCATCAACAAATACTCTTACAATTGTTGAGAGAGGAGTAAAAGACGGGTTCAATAACAACACTCCAGTTGATGAACACGCTGTAGGTAAGAGGATTAGAAAATATGAAATTGCTGGTGTAAGTTTGTTCAGAATTAATACAACTCATGATTTTGCAAATGTTGATGTTGGAGAAGATGATAATGAAAAAGCAGATATAACTTTAGATAGTTATTATCTGAAAATAAATAGAAATTCTGGAATAAATAAATCCAATAGAACTGCAGGTTCTTCTTTAGGGCCATTGTTTATCCGAGATGCAAAATTTGACGGTGGTAAAAATGTTAGAGCGAGTAAAAATATTCAATATGAAACTCTAACTCCAATTGTAGAAACTTTCCAACCTCCAAAGACAAGTATTGCAGCAAGAGCGAGAACTTTTACTGCAACATCTGTCGGAACAAAAAAACAAGTTTCATTTGTTGATCAAGGGTTTGATGCAATCACTTTAAATGCAATTAATACTTATAATACTCCAAGAATAATTACATCAATAGTTAATGAAAATACTTTCTTAACTGATGTTCCTGGAAGAAGATCTTTAAATATTGAAACCGTATTTAACACTAATGATACTGACGTGTCTCCAGTAATTGATCTTGATAGAATGTTTGCAATTACTACAACAAATAGAATCAATAGTCCATATAATGATGATTCTGAATTATATCTAAGAGGATATAAAGTAAAGAGTATCAATGACGATAAACATGATTGTGTTTATCTCACAAAAGTTGTAAGACTGGAAACTTCTGCTACTTCATTGAAAGTTCAATTTGCTGGATTTAGGCCAACTGGAACAAACTTCAGAGTATACTACAAAGTGTTCAGATCTGATGTTCCAAGTAAATATCAACTCTTTAGAGGATTCAATGGAGATGGAAGATCTGATAAAGATTTGGGTACTGCTTCAGCAGCTACAGCACTCTTAAAAGATTATGATGATTATACTTACACTGTAGTTGATCTTCCAGAATTTAGCGCATTCCAAGTCAAGATTGTAATGATCTCCAATAATCAGGCAGTCGTTCCGTTTATTAAAGATCTAAGAATTCTAGCACTATTCTAATAGAATATTATGTCAGAGTATGTAAAGGTTGATGGGCATCCTGGACTTGTCAGAGATAAGTCCAGTCAAGCTATCATAAACAATAATAAAGAAGCCTATAAAAGTTATCTTTTTGATAGACAAAGAAAACTCGATGAGTTAAATCGAATGAATGAAGTTGAAACTCAAATTGAAAATATTAACACAGAACTTTCCGAAATAAAGTCACTAATGACTAAGATTCTGGATAAACTATAAATAATAATAAATGATCCCTTAGGGTAATGCCAGCAAGAGTATCCAATATTGTAATTGAACAAGGTGCTAGTTTTACTAACACTTATTTTGTAGAAGATTCAAACAATACCGTTTTGAATCTTGCAGGATATACTGGCACAGCTACTTTAGCTAAACATCCGGCAAGTTCATCAAAAACTAGTTTTACTGTAAGTATTGTTAGTTCTACTGGTTCAGTTTCGATTGGACTCACTTCAGGAAAGACATCTTCATTAAAACCAGGAAGATATGTTTATGATGTTTTATTAACTGGTTCTAATGGTGTCAAAATTAGAATAGTAGAAGGAATGGCATTAGTAACTGCAGGAGTTAGTACCCAATGACAAACATTAAAATTCAACCCACAAATATTTTAAAAGTTACAGTTGGGCCTTCACAAACATCTAAAGTAATTTCATCACAAATAGCAGCGAATAGTGAACTTGTTTTAGTTTCATCTTTACTTGGATTGAATGATGTAGATGGTACAGGATTGCAAGATAATTATGTTTTACAATATAACTCTACAGATCAAAAATTTAAATTTGTAGATCCAGATCAAATTTTACAAGATGCAGTTTCTGGTGGAATTCCTGATGATTTCATTAATGTTTTAGATACTGACCTTAATAGAGGACAAAATATAGATTTTGATGGTGGTAATTTTTAAAAAACAATAAATAGTAAAAGATAAAGTAACTAAAGTAGGATAGGGCATGGCTAATCCAACAATTAGATTTAAAAGAGGCACGCAAAGTGCTTTTTCTGCCGTAGGTTTGAATACTGGGGAACCAGCCTTTATTACTGATGAATACAATTTTTATATTGGTGTAGATGGAAACAGTTCAACTAATAAGTATTTTGGTAGCGCTAGATATTGGACTAAAGAAACCTCGTCTGCAGGTAGTGGTGTAAATCTTGTAGAAGGTACTAGTAACGGTACTCATTTTATTACCTTAGCATCACCAGCGTCTGTAGGTGCTGCTGTAACGTATTATTTTCCAGCAGCTAATGGTTCTGCATCTTCTGTATTAACTAATGATGGAAGTGGTAATTTAAGTTGGGGAAGTGGATCTGCTAATCCAATTTTTACTGGTATTGCTACATTTAATACTACATTAGTTGATATCAATAGTGATGTAGATATTTCTGGTATTACTACGATTAGTAATACCACAGACTCAACAACAAAAGATAATGGGGCTTTAGTTATTGAAGGTGGTGTAGGTATTGAGAAAAGTTTAAATGTTGGCGGTAACTTAAAGGTAACTGGTATCTCCACCTTTGTTGGTGCAGTAACCTTTGAGGGTGGTACAATCACTCTTGGTGATGCTAATACCGATAATGTAGTATTTAATGCTGATGTAAACTCAAGTATTTTACCAAATACTGATGCTACATTTGATATTGGTGATGCATCCGTTAGTAAGAGATGGAGAAACGCTAGCTTCTCAGGAATTGTAACTGCAACTACCTTTTCTGGTGCAGCAACTCAAGTCCAAACAGTTCAAAATTCTACAAACGCAACATTCTTTCTAACATTTGTAGATAGTGATAATGGATCTGCTACTGGAGAATCTGTCCACACTGATTCTGGCATCCATTACAACCCATCATCAAACACATTAACTGTTGGAAGTATAATTTTTGATGGTGGTGGCGGATCAATCACTGGTATTGCATCAACTGCAAAACAAGTAGAAACAGTTACTGCTGGCGATAATGCTGCATCATACTACCTAACATTTGTTGATAGTCACAATGCAACTGCTACTCCAGAGACAGTTTTTACAGACTCTTCAATTTACTATAATCCATCAACAAATACTTTAACAGTTGCTAACTTAACTGTTGACGGATCTACAACACAAGTTAATACAACTACATTAACGGTTGAAGATAACTTAATTGAACTTGCAAAAGTCGATGGATCCGCTCCAGGATCAGATGTCAATAAAGATGTTGGTTTACTTCTCCATTATTATGATAATGCAGCACGATTAGGTGCAGTTTATTGGGATGACTCAGCATCAAGAATTGTTCTCGCTTCAAGAGTTGGAGAAGCTGCTGGTGTATTGACAGTTGATTCTGGATATTATGCAGATGTTGAATTTAAAGGTTTATATATTACTGACACTGCTGGTTCTGGAGAAGCTGTAGTTTCTTATGCAACAATTGGTGGAGTTACTGGAAGACATCTACAAAATATAATTGTAGATGGGGGCACATTCTAAATAATTGATGGGGAGGGAAACCTCCCCTAATTTTTTGGAGAAAATTATGGATGACATCGATTTCAATACATTCATTTCAGTTTATCAAAAAAGATTGAATGAATCCATTACACAATCAATTGCACTAGAAACAAGAGTTATTAGTCTTTCTCAAAAGGTATCTTCTTTGACTCAAGAAGTAGAGTCACTCAAGGCATCAAGATCGAGAAAGAAAACTGAAGATTTTTCATAAATATAGAAAAAAGTATCAATAATGGCAAAACCATCCTCTAGACAAGGGCTCATTGATTATTGTCTAAGGAGACTCGGAGCTCCAGTATTAGAAATCAACGTAGAAGACGATCAGATTGACGATCTAGTAGATGACGCTCTGCAGTATTTCAATGAAAGACACTTTGATGGTGTTGAAAAAGTATATCTAAAGCACAAAATTACTCAAGAAGAAGTAGATAGAGCTCAAGGAAGATCAATTGATAATCCTGTTGGCATTATTACAAGCACTGGCACATCGACAGTAGGACTATCAACCACATTCCAATTTGAAGAGGATGGAAGTTTTCTTCAAATTCCAGATAGTGTCATTGGAGTTAATGGCATCTTCAAATTAGATACAAGTAGTTTATCCGTTGGTATGTTTAACGTTGCATATCAAATTTTCTTAAATGACGTTTATAACTTTACTTCCATTGAACTCTTACAATATTCAATGACAAAAAGTTATCTTGAAACAATCAACTGGATTTTAAGCCCAGATAAAGCCATTCGTTTCAATAAAAGACAAGGAAGATTATATATTGATATGAACTGGACGAATGCCAGAGTTGATGAGTATATAATCATAGAATGTTATCGCATTTTAGATCCAAATGATTTCCCAAAAATATATAATGATTACTTTATTAAGTTATATCTAACTGCACTCATCAAAAAACAATGGGGGCAAAATTTAATTAAATTTCAAGGAGTCAAACTTCCAGGTGGTGTTGAGTTAAATGGAAGACAAATTTATGATGATGCTGTTCGTGAACTTGAAGAAATCAGACAAAGAATGAGCACCGAATTTGAAACTCTACCATTGGATATGATTGGTTAATCTATGGCACTCAATCCGTTTTTCCTTCAAGGAAGCAAGTCAGAACAGAACCTAGTTCAACAGTTAATCAATGAACAACTGAGAATGTATGGTGTTGAGATCATCTACATGCCAAGACAATATATCTCACGTAAAGATATCGTTCGAGAAAATATCCTTGCAAGATTTGATGATAATTTTGCACTTGAAGCCTATGTTGCAAATTATCAAGGTTTTGGTGGTGCTGGAGATATACTAACCAAGTTTGGAGTTCAATCAAAAGACGAACTAAATTTAATTATATCTAAAGAAAGATATGAAGATTTTATATCTCCATTTTTAGTCGGAGATGATGATGTTGTCTTATCAACAAGGCCTTGTGAAGGAGATTTACTTTATTTTCCACTTACAGATACAATCTATGAAATTAAATTTGTGGAACATGAAGTTGAGTTTTATCAACTCAATAAAGTTTATGTTTATGAGTTGAGATGTGAAGTCTTTGAATATGAAGATGAAGTCATTAACACTGGAGTAGAAGAAGTTGATGATAACTTCTTAAGTCGTGGATATTCAGTCAAACTCACTTTAGTTGGTATTGGATCTACTGCAACTGCAATTACTTCCCTACGAACTGGATCACTTACAGATATCTACATTAACAATAGTGGAACAAACTATACCAACACTCCAATTGTAGCAATCACTACATCTCCGTCTGGCGGAAATGCAAGTGCAACTGCAGTCATGTCCAAAAATAATCAAACGGGAAAACTTTATCTAAGCGATGTTTTGATTACAAATCCTGGATATGGATATAGTGAACCACCAACTATAAGATTTATTGGGGGTGGTGGAACAGGAATTGCAGTAACTGCTGGAATCAGCACACAAAATTCTGTTGGAATTATTACTGTCACTTCTGGCGGTTCGAAATATGTAACTAACCCAACCGTCACTTTTGTTGGAAATGTTGGAACGGGAGTCAGTGCGACTGCAAATGCATACATTACTGCAGGAGTTGTAACATCTATTATATTGACAAATGCAGGTTTTGGTTACACCGTTGCCCCAACAATTATAATTGGAAATCCTGCAGGAATTGGAACTGGAAACTTTACTCCACTAGAAACAGTTACTGGAGCTGCAAGTTCTGTTACAGCTCTTGTCAAGAATTGGGATTTCGATACAAAGATTCTTTATGTATCAAATGTCACAGGCAACTTCCAAATCGGAGAAGTTATTGTTGGATCTGCAAGCACATTGAAGTATCCTGGAATTGGATTTACAGGATCTTATGTTATTTCTGCAATTAATACTTCACACGACTTAGATGATGAGTTTATAGATATATTCAGTCAAAATGAAGAACTTGAAGATGCAGGAGATTTAATTATTGATTTCCAACAATCAAATCCATTTGGAGAATATGGAAACATGGGAGATAGATTCTAATGTTAGGAACTTACTATTATCACGAAATTTTAAGAAAAACCGTTATAGGTTTTGGAACACTTTTTAACAATATTAAAATCGTTCATAAAAATGAGAACGGTTCTGATGCTAGTGTTATGAAAGTGCCCATTGCATATGGGCCAATTCAAAAGTTTCTAGCAAGAATTGAACAACAACCCGATCTTGCATCAAAACAAACATTAACTCTCCCAAGACTTTCATTTGAAATGACGGGAATTCAATATGATCCATCAAGAAAAACTGGTGTTGTTCAAACATTCAAAACTAGTAAAACTGATGGAACTCCACTTAAAGTTTATATGCCAGTTCCATACAATGTTACATTTGAACTCAACATTATGTCAAAGTTGAATGAAGATTCCTTGCAAATTATAGAACAAATTTTACCATACTTTCAACCAGCAATTAATATCACAGTTGATCTTATTCAATCTATTGGTGAGAAAAAAGACATTCCAATTGTTTTAGAATCTATCAATTTCCAGGATAATTACTCTGGTGGATTTGATGAAAGAAGAGTTTTACTCCACACATTGACATTCACTGCAAAAACACATCTCTTTGGCCCAATTGCAAGTTCTACTGAAGGATTGATTAAGAAAGTTCAAGTTGATTACAGTATGAACTCGGAAAGAAGAAGAGAAATGAGATATACAGTTACACCTAAGGCTCTTGAAGATTATAACAATGATGGTTCAATCACACCAGCTGATGATCCATTAGTTGAATATGGAGATAACTTTGGATTTAACGAAACAACTTCATTCTTCCAAGATTATAAAGATTATAGCCCATCGCAAGGAACTGATGTAGAGGTATAAACCATGAGTAAATCATTCGATAAAATTGGAGAAGCTTTGAATGTGGAGACTTCAATCGTAGAGTCAAAAGTTGACAAAGCAGAACTCACAAAACCAACAAATCAACAACAATCTGACTACGAATATACCAGAGGGCAACTTTATTCCCTGATTGAAAAAGGGCAAACGGCTGTTGATGGGATTCTTGAAGTTGCAGACAGTTCCCAACATCCAAGAGCTTATGAAGTTGCAGGGCAGTTGATCAAAAATTTGGGAGATGTGACTGATAAGTTGATGAATCTTCATAAGAATATGAAAGATCTTGATAACAAATATCAAGGGCCCAACAATATCACAAATGCATTGTATGTTGGTTCCACCGCTGATCTTCTTAAGATGATCAAACAGAGTAACACAACTGACAAGAAATCATAAATAACATTACAGGTTTTTTTTAATTTAAATGTTAGAACATTGTGGGTGTAAGCCATCTAAATGTAATAAAACACCAAAGGGAAAGATGTGCCCTAAACATGGTATGAAAGATTGTAAACTTGAAGAAGGCCTAACTGATTGGTTTAAGGGTTCGCGTTCTAAAGATGGTAAAGGTGGATGGGTAAACGTTGTAACTGGTGGAACCTGTGCGAGTGATGAACCTGGAGAAGGAGTTCCTAAATGCGTTTCTTCTTCCAAAAGAGCAAGCATGACGAAGGCAGAAAGGTTGTCTGCTGCAAGAAGAAAGAAGTCAGCAGATCCTGGACAACAGGCAAAAACTGGTGCTGCAAAACCAACTTATGTTCCAACAGATAAACCCAAAAAAATGAAAGAAGAATTAGACTTACAAGAAGTAAAAGATAGACCAGGAAAGGGTAGTGGTACTAAAGATGCTTGTTATCATAAAGTCAAATCTCGTTATAGTGTTTGGCCAAGTGCATATGCATCTGGAGCACTTGTCAAGTGTCGTAAAGCGGGAGCAAAAAATTGGGGGAACAAGTCTGAAGATTTCATTCCAGAAAATCATAAAGAGGTTGCTTCTGGTAAAAAGAAGGATGAAGAAGGATACATGTCAAATGTTGAGTTTGATCAGATTGAAAGATCAATCAATATTTTAAGAAAACTTGTAAAGAATCCAAATCAACAACTTCCTGCATGGGTTCAATCTAAGATCACAAGAGCAGCAGATTTTATTGATACTGCAGCAGATTATATGTCAAGTGATGAAGATGTTTCAGAAGCATGTTGGAGCACCCACAAACAAGTTGGTATGAAGAAGAAAGGAAATCGCATGGTTCCTGATTCTGTAAAAGAAAATATTGATAAGATTCAACAGTATGGAAGAACTTATACCATCATTTTAACTTGGCACGGATCAACTTACAAACTTCAAATCTTCTTTTCGACTCCTACAATTCCATCCAGAAAGGAAGTGGAGGATGCAATTCATAAGGTATATCCAGGTGCATTGTTAAACGCTTATATGCCTTCAAGAATTGATCCAACTAAACCAACTCTTCTTGCTGCTGAAGAATTTGATCTCCCAACAAAAGAAGATTTTGCAGAACAAGCTCTTGCAATTGTTTTAGATCCAGATAAAGAGAAAAGAAGAAAGAACTATCTACTCAATATCGGAGTGATTGGTGAGGATTGGCAATCAGTGAATCGTAAAGATAAAACTGATGGATTGAGTCAAAAAGCAGTTAATGCTTATCGCCGTGAAAATCCAGGATCAAAACTTCAAACTGCAGTCACTGAAAAAAATCCAGAAGGTAAAAGAGCATCTCGTCGCAAATCATTCTGTTCAAGAATGAGCGGCATGAAATCTAAACTCACTTCAACAAAAACTGCAAGAGATCCTGATTCAAGAATTAATAAAGCCCTCCGTCGTTGGAACTGTAATTGATGAACGGATCTATTAAAATTTAGGAAACTCTCAACAATTATAGTGTTCATTTCAATACATTACAAAAGGTGATTTGTCTATATAATAGATTGCCGTCTTATGATAAGTCTTATGAGCATAAAAGTTTGCCCTAAATGTAGTGCTACTTGGATAGAAAATCAACACTACTGGACTGCAACACAAAAAAAAGGCAACGAAACTGAACTTGCAAGTTTAGTATGTGACAAATTTGAAGATGATACTTGCATCAACCCAGCCAAAGGAACCACAGATGGAAATGGTTGGCAAACAAGATTAAATAATATGGATCAAATGGAGAAAGATTTGAAAAGAATGTATGAGTAACGATCAACATTATTTGGGCAACCCTCAGCTTAAGAAAGCAAATGTTCCGATTGAATTTACTGAGGAACAAATTAAAGAATTTTTAAAGTGTAAGGATGATCCAGTATACTTTGCTAAAAATTATATCAAGATTGTTTCTCTGGATGAAGGTTTAGTTTCTTTTAACCTTTATCCATTTCAACAAAAATTAATTAATAATTTTCATAATAACAGATTCAATATCTGTAAGATGCCTCGTCAGTCAGGTAAGTCAACGACTTGTGTATCTTATCTATTGCATTATGTTGTTTTTAATGCTAACGTGAATGTTGGTATTCTTGCAAACAAAGCTTCAACTGCAAAAGATCTTTTGGGAAGACTTCAGTTGGCTTATGAGAATCTACCTAAGTGGATGCAACAGGGTGTCATGGTTTGGAACAAGGCATCTTTAGAACTTGAAAATGGATCAAAGATTATTGCAGCATCCACATCAGCATCTGCTGTTCGTGGTATGTCATTCAATATCATCTTCCTTGACGAATTTGCGTTCATTCCAAATCATATCGCTGACGATTTCTTCAGTTCAGTTTATCCTACCATTTCATCTGGTAAAACTACAAAGGTTATTATCGTATCTACCCCTAAGGGTATGAATCACTTCTACCGCCTCTGGCATGACGCCGAGAGGAGTAGAAACGAATATATCCCAACAGAGGTTCATTGGAGTGAAGTTCCTGGTAGAGACGCAAAATGGAAGGAACAAACGATTGCAAACACTTCACCTCAACAGTTCCAACAGGAATTTGAGTGTGACTTCCTTGGATCTTCTGATACTTTGATTTCTGCATCAAAACTCAAGTCAATGGTTTTTGATGATCCAATTCAATCAAATAAAGGATTGGATATCTATCAAGAACCAATCGAAGATCATAACTATATTATGACAGTTGACGTTGCAAGAGGAGTTGAAAGTGACTACTCGGCTTTCGTCATTTTTGATATTACAAGTTTTCCTTGGAGAGTAGTTGGTAAATATCGAAACAATCAGATCAAACCAATGTTGTTCCCCAACATCATTGAAGATGTTGCAAAGGCATATAATAAAGCTTATGTGTTGGTTGAAATCAACGACATTGGGGAACAAGTTGCAAATATCCTACATTTTGATCTTGAGTATGATCACATCTTAATGTGCGCCATGCGAGGTAGAGCTGGGCAAATTGTTGGGCAAGGATTCTCTGGTAATAAGTCTCAACTTGGATTGAAGATGTCAAAGACAGTCAAAAAGATTGGATGTTCAAACCTCAAGACTTTGGTAGAAGATGACAAGTTAATGTTCAATGATTATGACATTATCTCCGAACTGACAACTTTTATTCAAAAGAATCAATCATTTGAAGCTGAAGAAGGTGCAAATGATGACTTATCAATGTGTCTTGTGATCTTCTCTTGGTTAGTTGTTCAACCTTATTTCAAGGAGATGACTGAGAATGATGTTCGTAAACGCATCTATGAGGAACAAAAAAACCAGATCGAACAAGACATGGCTCCCTTTGGATTTATTCTAGATGGTTTAGATGATCATGAAAATACCTTTGTAGACAACTCTGGTGATGTATGGAAGTTAGATGAGTATGGTGATCGAGCTTACATGTGGGAGTATCGTTAAAAATCATAATTCTATAAATATCTTATAGATCAATGAACTATTCAGGGGTAGATAAACATGGCACTAGGTATAGGTTTGGTGTCTCCAGGAATTGATGTAAGAGAGATTGATCTTACAAGAGGTTCCGATTTAACTGATAATGAATTTGCTGCTGGGATTGCAGCTCCCTTTCCAAAAGGCCCAGTAGATGAAATTATAACTATTAGAAATGAAAAAGAATTAGTAGAAACTTTTGGAAAACCAGTTTCTTCTGGAGATCAAGTAGATTATTATTATGCAATTGAAAACTTTATGTCTTATGGGGGTATTGCTAAAGTTGTAAGAACTAATGATTCAAACCTCAACAATGCAAACGTTTCTGTTGGATCAACTTCATCAACTACATTAAATATTGCAAATACTACAGATTATTCGGAAAACCATTTTGATGATCTTGCTTGGGAATGGGCAGCAAGAAATCCAGGATCTTGGGCAAATAATTTAAAAGTTTGTTTCATCGATGATTTTGCTGATCAAATTATTTCTGGTGTTGGAACCACTACAGGATACGTTGGCGCTGGAGTAACAGTAAATCTAACAGCTCAAAGAGTTGTAATCGGATTAGGAACTACCTCAATTTTAGATACTGATACCGTATTAAATGGAATAGTAACAGGTGTTGGAAACAGTGAACTGTATGTAAAATGGAGCAGCACTACTTTATCTGGAGTTACAACTGCAATTGAATATAAGGAAAATTCAATTTATGAGTTAAAAACTACAGATTTAGATAGTGAAAATCAAATTTACATTGGTGGTACAGGCATTGGAACTGCAGGTAATAGTTCAATTACTTTAAAAGATTGGTATGATGAACAAACTCTTACACTTTCAAGTGGAACAATTTACTGGAGATCTTTAGCTCCAAAACCAAGAACTAGTAATTTTGCAAGATCTAGAAAGTCATACAATGACACAGTTCATGTTGTTGTAATTGATGACACTGGTGCAGTAACTGGCGAAGTTGGCAACATTATTGAAAAGTTAACCAATTTATCTAAAGCTGAAAATGCTGTAATTTCTTCAGAATCAAGATACTATAAGAACTTTATCCGTGATAAGTCAAATTACATTTTTGCTGGATATCCACAAACAGGAGAAGTTTCTTACAATTCCGTAGGAATTACAACAGCTGATGGAATTTGGGGACAAGAAATTAGAACACAACCACTTTACTTTAATGTAATTGGAAATAAAATCTTCAATTTAGTTGGTGGTGTTAACTATACAAGTGGTGGTGGATATGTAGCCACTTTATCTGACTTATCAAATTCGTATGAACTTTTTAGTAATGTGGACGAGGTTTCTGTAGATTTTCTACTTTATGGGCCATCTTTAACATCTAGGGTTGAATCTCAAGCAAAAGCAAATAAACTAATTTCAATTGCAGAATCCAGAAAAGACTGTATTACAGTAATTTCTCCACACAAAGCAGATGTAGTAAATGTAACTAATTCAAATACACAAACTAACAACATTGTTAATTTCTACAACTCAATAGATTCAAGTTCTTATGCCGTATTTGATTCTGGATACAAACAAATTTATGATAGATTTACCAGAAAATTTAGATATGTTGCATGTAACGCTGATGTTGCAGGGGTGATGGTAAGAACTTCATTAAATGATCACTCATGGTATTCACCTGCTGGTGATGCTAGAGGTAAAATTAATAACGTAATTAAACTATCTTACAATCCAACCAAAACTCAAAGAGATACTCTTTATACAAATAGAATTAATCCAATCATCTCAAGTGCAGGCGGTGGAACAATTCTATTTGGTGATAAGACAGCTTTATCATATGCTTCTGCATTTGATAGAATTAACGTCAGGAGACTATTCTTAGAATTGGAATCAACCATTTCTGAGATTGCAAAAACATTCCTGTTTGAATTTAATGATGAATTTACTAGGACAAGTTTTGTCGCTCAGGTTGAACCATACTTAAGAGATGTTGAAGCTAAGAGAGGAATCAACGAATTCCTTCTTGTTTGTGATGAAACCAACAATACTCCAGAAGTCATCGACAGAAATGAGTTTGTTGCTGAAGTTTATGTAAAACCTGCTCGTTCAATTAACTTCATTGGACTTACTTTTGTTGCTACGAGAACGGGAATCTCGTTTGAAGAAGTAGTTGGCAGATTCTAATTTAAAGGAGATTAAAAAAAATGGCTAACAACATCCAACAAATTAGTGTTAATTCAAGAACTTTAGATAAGTTCAAGTCCAAACTAACTGGCGGCGGCGCAAGAGCCAATCTATTTGAGTGTGTAATTCCTGTACCAAGTTTTGCTAAACCTGACGGAGTAACAGATTTTACCGATAAATTGAGAATGTTAGTTAAAACTGCAGCTCTTCCAGGTTCAACAATTGGAACAGTCCCCATTCCTTTTAGAGGAAGAGTTTTAAATGTTGCTGGAGATAGAACATTTGAATCTTGGACAATTACTGTTATCAATGACACTGATTTTGCAATCAAAAGAATGTTTGAAAAGTGGATGAATGGAATTAACAAACATGAAAATACTTCTGGTTATATAAATCCTGCTGACTATCAAAAAGATTTACTTGTTCATCAACTTGGAAGAGCTCCATATAAAGCTTCTGGATCAGCAGGCAATGTTCCTATCTTAAGAACATACAAGATGTATGGTTGTTTCCCATCTAGCGTAGGAAGCATTCCACTCAGTTATGATTCTCCTGATACCATTGAACAATATGATGTTACTTTTGAAGTTCAATGGTGGGAGGCTCTCAAGGCTGGCGGTGGTTCAGACGTTAAATAAATAGATCAGTAGATTTAATAGTTAATTATAATGTCTAAGTTGTTCGGTTTCAACATTCAAAGCGGTGAAGTAAAATCTCCAACTACGATCAGTCCCGTCCCCAAAAACAATGAGGACGGTTCTGATTTTTATGTTGCAAGTAGTTTTTATGGACAATATGTAGATATTGAGGGTGTCTATAGAACCGAATATGATTTGTTAAAAAGATATCGTGAGATGTCTCTGCACCCAGAGTGTGATACTGCAATTGAACATGTTGTAAACGAAGCAATTGTTGCAGATCTTAATGATTCTCCAGTTGAAATTGAACTCTCCAATCTAGATGTTGATAATAACATCAAAAATATTATTAGACAGGAGTTTAAATATATCAAAGAAATCATGGATTTTGACAAAAAAGCCCATGAGATCTTTAGAAATTGGTATGTTGACGGAAGAATTTTCTACCATAAAGTCATTGATTTAAAGCATCCAGAAGAAGGAATTAAAGAAGTTAGATATATTGATGCATTAAAAATTAAGTTTGTTCGTGAACTTAAAAAGAGAGCAATCAATGATGCTGGCAATCTAACCTATGTAAATCAAGATACAGCAAAAGAACTCACAATGTTTGAGTCTCCAAATGTTGATGAATATTTTGTTTATAATCCTCAAGCTTCTGGTGGTATGCAAGTTGGAAGTGCATATGGAAAGGGAATTAAAATTGCAAAAGATGCAATCACATACATTACTTCTGGATTAGTTGATAGAAACAAACAAGCTACTTTATCCTATCTTCACAAAGCAATTAAGGCTCTTAATCAATTAAGAATGATTGAAGATAGTCTTGTCATCTACAGACTTTCAAGAGCACCAGAAAGAAGAATTTTTTACATCGATGTTGGTAATCTTCCTAAGGTAAAAGCAGAACAATACCTTCGTGAGGTTATGAGTCGTTATCGTAACAAACTTGTTTACGATGCTTCGACTGGTGAAATCAAGGATGATAAAAAACATCTTTCAATGATGGAAGATTTCTGGCTTCCCAGAAGAGAAGGTGGTAGAGGAACTGAAATCACAACTCTTCCTGGCGGGCAAAATCTTGGAGAACTCACTGACGTTGAGTATTTCCAAAAGAAACTTTATCGTTCATTGAACGTTCCAGAATCCAGAA